GCCACATCACGCGCAACCGATACACGCACCAGGTCAGCCGCCGCCATACTATCGGCATTCGTGAGCGTAATCGTGAGCTGCTCCATGTAGCCCGCCGTGCCCGGCACCGTGCCGTCATTGCCCGCGTTCACCGTGTCGAACCCGGTCGCTGCATCCGTGTCGAGCGCGTCGCCGGACGTGATCGCTTCCAGCGCCACATCGAACGCCACGCCGCCCGATGTGGCTGACGCCATCGCGTAGGAGATGACCGCCGTGATCGTGCCGGTCAACCCCTGTGGCGCGACAAACGTCCAGTAAGCCGTCTCGCTAGTCGTGGCATCGAACGCCAATACCGGGCGGCGGTTGCTTAGCGTGAGTTGCGGAAAATTCGAAGCCGGAAACTCTGCGCTCAGCGGTGTGCCGACAAAACGCGTCGCCATTAGATGTTCTCCTGGAGCCGGCGTGCTACAACCAGGCTGAATAGGTAATTCTTGGCCGCCGTATTTAGCCCGGCGGCCGTCTCCTCATCCAGAAACGCATCCACCATTGCGAGATTGGCGTCCACACCGTCGTCGATGTCAGCGACGGCCTGCCGGATGTCACTCTTGAGCAGCGCAACATCCGTACCGGTCGAAGATAGCCACGCCATAAATTGCTGCCAGATTTCGCCCCGCTGATGCTCGGTTAGAACCATAGCACTCCTCCTGTGTCAGTTGGGCAACACTACGCCATCGCCGGGAAAATCCCGCTGCACGGCGTTGCCAGGGAATGTCATCGATTGCACGGTTGGCGCAACGTACTGGCGAATACAGGCTACGGTATAGGTGCGCTCACCATAAGTGCGCTGCGTGCCACAGACCGGATCGGACGCACCGCTCACAATCTCGCCCCACTGCGTAGCCCAGAACTCACCACGCGGCGCAGGGCGGATGCCAGACCCGCCAAGATACCATGCAAATTCGATGCGTCGCGCAAGATTGCGAATCCCGCCGGTTGGCGTCCAGGTCGCCGGATTCAGAGGATCGCCGCCGTGAAAATAGTTCGGATTGATGTTGAATCCGAAATCTGGCGCCCAGTCTCCAGAACCGCCTGCCCGCGCATACCACGACTCGAAACGCACTTCACAACCCACCTGTGATGGCGTCATGACTGGCCGCGTGCCGGTGTCATTGGCGCAGATCGGCACGACTTGCGGGCCGGTGCTATTGCCAGTGCCAAAATCTAGCCAACCGGAGATGGCTGAGATTGCGCCGCTCGCATCACGTACCCAGAGTTGGTAGCCGTGGAAACGGGACACCCTGCCGCCTGGCTGGAAATCGAGATGAAAAATCCCGTACCAATCCTGCCCGTTGAATTGTCCTTGCCAACCCTTGAAGGCTACGTGCTTCCAATATGGTAGATTCTCTCCCGGCGTCATCGCCGGATGCATGAAGGACGGTCGAATACCAGCATCTGTCAGCCATTGCGGCGCAGGGTCGCCGTGCTCATGCGCTGGCCTGTCACCATGCGCAATGCCCGGAGCGTGCCAGAACAGATCGACTTCATTTATCGGAGGCTGTACAGTTGCTGTCGGTTGCGCCGTTGGTTCTGGAGCGACAGGCGTCGCTGTCGGCTCCGGCTGATTCTGTCCACGACAAGTGAGCAATGCCGCCTTGCGGTCGGGGCTGCGTTCGACCGCAAGATTGCGCCCACTGGTGCACTCAACCATTGCCGATTCGCCACCGTTTAGCCGGAGCGTCGTGACGATGGTCTGCGCCGCCACCGTTCCCACGATGGCAATCACAAACAAGATAGCGAGGATAGATGCGACTTTTACTTGATGCTGCATGATTTTCAATTCTCCCTGCGATTACATAAGTAGGCGACTCCCTGCCGCCTACCGCCCGCCATGTGTCAGCATGGCGGGCTACTTTTGCGCACCGCTTTTACGTGTCCGCGTCGGTTTCGTGACTTCCGGCTCCGGCTCAACCTGCACGGCTTCCGGCTCAACCAGTTCCAGCTTGTCGGCGAATGCCGGTAGCACATCTACCGGCAATTCGACAACATCGCCCTCGGCGAACTGATTCTGTGCGCCGTAGCGCATTCCAGGGCGCACCCTGAACAATGCGACTTCGCTCATCGCAACGTCGCCTTGACCGTTGGCGTCAGCGTGCCCGCAACGTCCAGTTTGACGCGCATGTACGCACCTGCCAGCGCCGTGCGCACAATGCCGGTCTGCGACGCACCCGACAACGTGACGCGGTGCGTTACCGTGTTTGTCGCCAACGTGCCCGTGCTGTTGAAGGAGTAGACGATCTCGGTAGAGTCCGCCCAGATTTCCCGGTCTGGACTCACCTGCAATGTCGCCGTCATCGTGCCGGTACTGTTTGCGCCGGTGGTCACGAACATGGCGACGCTGCCGTAATTCGTGGTCATCGCAGCGTCTTGACCCTGTACAAGCAGCGGGGCGTCACTGTACGTTGTGCCGGTCGTGGTGACAGTCGGCTCAATCAGCGTTACTGTGCGCGGCGTACTACCTTGCTCTGCTGGCGCAGCCGTGACCATCGGTGCGACGCTCAACAACGCCACACCCGACATCAGCAGCGACAGGGCAACGAAACCCGTCAGAATGGAATAGCGAATGTTGCGCATGTTGTCACCTCACGCCGAGGTCGCATGAACAATGCCGCTCTTGCCATCCAGCCGCGCCTTGATTTTCGGCGCAGCGATGGTCATCACGCGCCAGTTGACTTCCATGCCGTCACCCGTGCGCCACTCGCGCGTCATCGGCGCCATCGTTTCCGCCCAGGTCACAACATCCGGCGTCATCTGGACAAGCAGCACGGAGCCGTCGGCCAAAACCGGCGAAGGAATCTTCTTCACAGCGGAAATCTGCTTCGTGCCGTCTGCGCTCATACCGAACGAACGGTTCAAGCGCATCAGGGCGGTTTCCGCCGTGCCGTCCGTGAAGAACGACTGCGCCGCCTGGTCGTACTGCGTCTCCGAGACGTACAGGACATACGGCCCGTAGTGGCGCGACGTGTTGGACGCAGCGCGCAGCATCCCGGCGACGGTGGGAATGATGTTCGTCACCGTGCCCCAGTCGCCGCCGCCGTAGTTCGTCGCCGTGTCGGTGTTGCGACTCGGGTGCGTGGTGTACCCGTAGATGGTGGAACCCTGGAAGTTCACGCCGCTGTCACCGTTGAACAGCATGTATTCCAGCGACTCGGCAACCACGCGCGCAGCCTCGATTGCGGTCGTCGTGTCGATGCCGTTGCCCAGCAGCCGGGACGCCTCCAGGAAGCGCAGGTCAACCGCAAATTCTTTGTAGGTCACGGGCAACGGGACAGCCGCCTGGGTCATGTCGGGCAAGTCACGGTCGCCGCGTGCGCGCCCGCTCATGTTGCGCGACGCCGCCGTGATTTCGCTGGACATGTACCACGTCGCCAGCAACGTGCCGATGCTGCCGATCTGCTCAACCAGCCCTGCTGCACGCAGGTCAGCGATGCCGCCCAGCGGATAGCGCGCGGCTGGCAAGACTGCCCGGTCGATCGCTTCCCATTCATCCTCAAACAGGACAGAGTTGACGACGGGGCGACCGTTGGGCACGAACGCGCCGTCCTTTTCCTGATAGCCCGACAGGACTACGAAGCCTTCTGGGTCAGTGCCCAGAGGCCGGTAGCTGTTGGTCACTGCCGCGACAGCGTCACGGCCTTGCAGAAGATTCGCTTTCATTGTTCGGATGCTCCTTTACCCGATGCGCACAGTCACGGCGGCGGTTGCACCCGCGCCGGTTGTGGTTGCCACTTCAACAACGCCGACACGCGTACCGGCGCTCAGTTCAACGACGTAGCCGCCCGTGTCCACTTCCACCTCGTCGCCAACTGCCAGGTTCTGCGAAGCTGCTGCGACAAGCTGCACAAGGTCGCCTGGAATCAGGTACTTGTGCTCCACGCCGACACCGGCTGCGTAGGCGGTCGAAAGCGCAGCGCCTGACGACAGGTCGCCGGCGACATACTTGTTTTCCAGCGCCACGATCCAGGGCCCGTCGTGCGCATCGCCAGCGCCGTCCACCTTGCCCGCCGAATCGAGGACAAGCAGCAAGCCGGGATAGATGTTGGCGTCGGCGCTCAGGCGCTCGAACGTCGGGCGGTCATACGCCCCGTTCTCTTGGAGGATGATCTTCGTGTTACTGCGAGTGCGTGACATGGTTGGTTACTCCTTTGGCGCCACGTAGGGCTTGATGCCAGCGACCTTGCGCTGTTCCGGCTGCGAACCGCCCGCGCCGGCATAGTTGGCGATAGGCGTAGGCGCGACGGCTGCCAGCTTGCGCAGCGCCGCCTCATTCATGCCTTGCAGGTCATCAGCGGTCAGACCGAGCGCCTTGTTCGCCAGCACTTTGGCGGTCAGGGCGTCCCGTTCCTGCGCAACGTTCGCCTGCAAGGTTTTGAGCAGAGTCGCCAGCGCATCGACGCCGCCGAACCGCTCCGCAAACTGTGCGAACCCGTCAACCGTCGCCTGAGCTACCGGCGCTTCTGGCGTCTCTGGCGCTTCGATTGTCACGGTCGCCTCATCGTCACAGTCGCATTGCGCCGTGACTTCTACTGTTTCTGCCATTTGTTCCTCCTGGCATTGAAGTGAGTTGATGCGACCGACGCCGCACCCATCCTTGATCGAACATGCACCGACCGCGTTCGGCAGGATTGCCAAATGATCGGGCACGATGTCGCGTTGAATCCCGCTGTACGGCTTGCCGTTGAACTCGCCCTCAGTCGGCTCAATCCTGCACCAGTAGGCCGTCGAGGTCTCCACGATCTCGCCCCGGCGCAACCTGTGCAGGATGTCCCTGCCGCCGGGAACGCTTTCCGCCATCTCCAGGTCAAACCACGCCTCACCCTTCAGCCGGTCGTCTTCGACGTAAGCGCCGAACACCTGCCCAAGCCACGCACCTTCCAGCACGCCGGGAGCGTTGGCGGACATGTAGCCGTCTTCGTTGTGCGGATGGTCGTTGACCAGCGGTCTGCCGTTCCATGCGTCGGGCAGCTTGTCGATTTCATCGACAGGCAGTAGCGCACCGTTCAAGACGCCAGCAACCACCGCGACCACAGGCGCAACCAGGTAGGCGCGCCGCCCGATGCGCTCCTCGCGCAGCGTATTCGTGGCGATCGATGACCGAAGCGTAATCAGTTCAATAACGGAATTGTCAACACCCATACTCTTGTAAATACCACAATCGCCAGAAATGTCAATACATCACTTTGAGTGATATAAATGCTTGACATTCTGGCTTGAATGGAATATACTCATTGCTGTAAGCGATATTCATTTGTGAAAGGGATAATCTATGCAACGCACGTACAAGGTCGTAGGAACGCCGCGCCGCATCACGGCGGAAGTCGAGAGGGGCTTGATGCTTGGCAGTCTGCGGGACGCCGGATTCTTGGCAAAGGTGCCAGACGAACGCTTGACGCTCAAAAACCCAGAAGGGCAGATGCTGACCTTCCATCGCTACAAGCTGGCGATGAACGAGGTCGGTCAGATTGTCGAGGCTGTCTATGTGTCGCACGCCGGCTTCCAGAAGCCGGTTACGCTGTCACTGTCGTGAGATACACCCTGCTGGCGCATACGTGGCAGAGTCGCAATAGATGATCGACATCTTGACGTGACGGTGCGCTGGCAGGGGTACACAAACAACAATCAACGATAAGGAGAATGAAGTGATCGACATCAATGAGTTGACTATCGGACAGATTCGAGAGATTGCTGCAACGTTTCCGGCGTTGTTCGGCAAGACGGCGACAGCAAACATTGCCGATGGCATGGTTGGGAAGTATGCCATCGTTCGGTGCTACTCTGCTGGCGTTCATGCTGGCATCGTTGCTGCAATTGACGGCGACAAGGCGGTTCTCACGGACAGCCGCCGCTTGTGGAGTTGGAAAGCAGTGGATGGAGTTGCCTTGAGTGGGGTTGCTCAGTTCGGGATCATCGGCGGTAAGATCGATTCAATGAATCCAGAAATTTACTTGACCGGCGTCATCGAAATTATTCCATGCACGAATGCAGCGAGGGAAAGCATCCGAAATGGATAGCATTTCTTCCGGTTGCGGTTCCGGTTACGGTTCAGGTACCGGTTACGGTGACGGTTCAGGTTACGGTGACGGTGACGGTTCAGGTTACGGTGACGGTGACGGTGACGGTTCAGGTTACGGTGACGGTTACGGTGACGGTTACGGTTCAGGTGCCGGTGACGGTGACGGTTACGGTGACGGTTCAGGTTACGGTGACGGTGACGGTTCAGGTTACGGTGACGGTGACGGTTACGGTTACGGTTCAGGTTCAGGTTCAGGTGCCGGTGACGGTGACGGTTACAGTTACGGTTGACATTCACCCTGCTGGCGCATACGTCGTGGCGGCGCTGACGAGCGGGTTGGCTAAACGGTGCGCTGGCATGGTACACAACAACAACGGAGGCTCTATGTTGCGGATGAATCATGATGCCTGGGCGGTCGTGATGGTTGGGGCGATGATCCTGGTCTTTGTTGCGCTCGAAGTAGCGCGGGGATAGTGAGCGATGGAAGAAGAAGGCGGCTACTCAGGACTGTTCTACGTAATGCTGATTATCGGTATCATCGGCGTGTTGGGCTTTTTCATCGTGGCGGCTGGCGCTGCCGGGGGGATGTGAGATCATGAACGTTTTTTCCTGTCTCTCTTATCCGTTGATTGCTATTGGCGTAATTCTGCTGTTCGCCATCGGTGCGCCGATGGATGGCGCCGAATATGCTGACGATATGGACGCCGGGTTGATTCTAGTTCCCATCGGCATGATTGCGCTGGCGTTTATCCTGGGTTGGGTAGACAAGTCTTTGGATGGGTGGTGATGCCATAATGGAACTTCTCTGCCTTGCCGGCGTCGCTGTCTTTTTTCTTGTCGTCATGCCCGCGATGAACGCATCGGGCAGACAGTCTGAGGCGGAACGCAACGCCGAAGCGCTAGACCGGCTCACCCGGAAATAAGTCAATCAAGGCAGACCGCCGCAAAGCCGAACGGGTTTCACTCCTTACCCGTCAATGTGGAGACAAGCGGTAAAGGCGCACCAGCTTTCGGCTGTCTGGTGCGAAGGTCTGCGCAACCAAGCGAAAGGAAATCAAGATGAACACCGAATTGCAAGCCATGATCGACCTGCGGAGGCGCAATCCATGACAACTCAAATCAACCTGTTGCCAGACGTGCCGCCGATGGGCGCACGTCTGATCGCCATCAAAGCCCAGAGCCACCAAGAGCGTGTGCTTGACGTCCGGGAAGTGGATCGATCTGCGCAAGTGCAGATCGATGCGATACGACTTTGGCTTGCCGGGCGATATGCTCTTTTTTTCGCTGGTGGAGGACGCATGACGCACTACGCCATCCAGTTGACCGACTTTATGGTGCTGCGCCATCGCGACCCGGCGCTTGGCATCGTGCTGGCCGCCAACGCAGAGCGACAGTCCGTGCGGATCGGCAAGGAACGCTTTGACGAAGAAGCCGTCACGCTTGCGTGCCCGGCGCAACAGGCATCGGCGCTGGTCGAATTGATTCGCACCAAATACCGCCGCGACGAAGTGCGCATCTGGCGCAATGACACCGGCGCTGCCAGCGCATGGAGGCGAGTGTGACAACACCGACTCACTCCCTCACCATCCGCCTCGGCAACCGCGACGATCTCGACTGGGCGCAACGCACCGTCGAGCGTGACCACTATCTGCATCAGCGCGTAGACCCACGCGCACGCCCGATGGTGTACGTCCTCGACTACCACACGATACCGGTTGGTCTGGTCATGCTTGGCATTCCACATGCGACGCGCAACACCGGATGGTGGGGTTATCCCGGCTTGCCGACGCAATGGCAGGTCGTGGACTTGTGTCGCATTTGGCTGGCGCCGGCCATCCAGCATGACAACTACTGGTGCAAGCCCGACGTTGTACCAGGCTTCTACGACCGCCGCGGCATGTTTCGCCCGACCACGCCGACTTGGGCGATCAGTGAGGTGCTACAGCGCGTGCAGGCGGAGCGGGTGCGCTTGTGGCCTCCGGTCTACCTGGAGCAGCCGTACCACATCGAGTTGGCGATCTCGTACCATGACCCGCAGTACCACCGTGGCACGATCTACAAGCACAGTCACGCCACGCCGATGTACCGGGGCGCCAGCGGCAATCCGATACCGGGATCGTCAGGCAAATACGGCTGGTGCTGGCGATTGCCCGCGCCGGCCTGGGAGTGGGACAACCTGACCGGCATACGATCACGACAGATAAGGATGCTATGAGACTCAACCCAATCCTCCTCCTCGATGACATTCTATGCACCATCACCAACGGCGGCGGCGTGCGCATCGGATGGATAGCAAGCACGGGCGCGCCAGCCGCACGGCTACTCATGGAGCATGGCGTCAAGACCTGGGGTTACGACATGGCGAGCAAGCCAGATCGCCGCTACTGCATGGTGCGTCCGCGTCAAGCAAAGTGGGCGGTGGCGCTACTGCGCGGGGCGGGCTATGCCGTCATCGAGGGGCCGGGCGCCAAGCCAGTTGCGCCACGCAGCACGTGGGGCGCACCGGTAGGCGCCAGTGGACTGGGCGGGCTGGCCGCCAACCTGCTTGGCGTGCGGCCGCGCAACACAGGACAGCGTAAAAGAGGAACACGACGATGACACACAGACGACAGGCACGACTCACCAAAGCGCAGCGCAGAATCCTGCGCCTGGTAGCACGCGCTGAATACGACTTCCTGGAGCAGCGCAGCCCCATCTACTCGCCTGACTATCAATTTCGACACGACGGGGAAATCTTCCGCAAGCTGTGCAGGCGCGGCTATGCGTACAGTTGCGCCCGGTCAAACGGGCGGTGGTGGTACATTGGCTGGATGCTCAACGCGAAGGGGTTGCGCGCTTCGGGCGTGGTAGAATAGTTGTCATTAGGCATACTATCAAGTGAAAAGGAGAGCACAAGATGAGCACAGAATATCAAGCATTATTCGTCATAGTCCTACTTGTCGCCGCCGTCGCTTACCTGTACTGGCGCGTCGAAATCCTGGCGCGCCAGGTGCGGAACCTAAGCGACGAAATCGAACACCTGGAAGCCGCAGATGACCTGACGTGGAAGTCGATTCGCGGAATCGGCAAGGCGACACTTATGCCGTCAACCTACGCGTTCAAGACGATGCTCGACACACCAAACAGGTATCAAGGCGCGGACGGCGTGCTCTACGATTCCGAGGATGACGCGCTCAACACGTGGTGCAAGTCGGAAAACTTACCGCCTGACTACGAACCGAAGTGGATCAACGTAACCACATCGGGGATGGGACACAACCGCTACGTTCTCCACACTCCCCCCGTCAATCCTCACTAGCAACGTGCCCCTTTCTGTGCTATCCTGACAGACAGAAAGGGGCATACTCCATGAAACTCTATGCACTTGCCAGCCTGCTTGTTGCGGGCATTGTCGCTACGACCTCCTACGCTCCGCGCTGGCCTACAGCGACGCTCGATTACTGGATTGCCGCCGACGCCATCCTGAGCAACCTATCCGCGGAGATGACCGCCGCCTACGATGGCGCCGACTCTGACGACACGCTTGCCAACCTGCAAGGCTTGCGTGATAACCTCGCAGAACTTGACCCGCCGCCCGCCATGCTTGCTACGCACGCGCAGATAGCCTACGCCTTGCAGTCGTGTGCGTTCGGCCTGTCTGTCGAGGCGACAGGCGACACAGCCGCCCTGCTGCTTCTGGATTGCCAGCGCGCCATCAAGAACGCACGCACGGAGGCGGCGCGCTACGCTGCGACGGTCGGCGGGTTGCCGGTCAGCGTATCCCCCTGACAAGCGCATCGGTGACAGTTTCGACGATTGCCCGCCGGTTGTCGGCTAACACCTCTTCATCGGTCTGCCACCAGCCTCGGTGCATCCAAGCCTGCAATTCGCTTGACTGTACCCAGGGCGCGTACTTCGTGTCATTGCCGATGCTGCGCCCGATTGCGCCCGGCTCACGTATCGGGCGCGTTGTCCAACTGCGACCCAGCCGCCCCGTGCGCACGTAGGTCGTCGGTCTCTGCATCGGGTAGGTTTTCATCGCATCCTCTACGATGAAAGCCGCTTCGTCAAGACCTTCTCCGAGCGCCTCTGGAATGTTGCCGCCGATGCGTTCCAGTTCGGCAATCGCCTCGCCCACTTCGGCAGAGATGTCAATCTCCATTACAGTTCTTCCTCTGGAATTCCCCGCTGTTGTTCCATCGCTTGCTGATAGCGCCCGATGATCTGGTGCAAGGTCGTGCGTTCACGCTCATAGCGCCACGTAATCGCAGCCGTCAGCAATGCGCCGCAGACCCCGCCCAACATGAAGAGCAGTGCGCCCAACAGTACGCCGTCTGTCATGCGTCGCTATCTCCTTCCGGCTAATAAACAACGTTTGGAAGATAGTCAGGCGGCTCGCCTTCGTCTACTACCATGCCGCCCAAAGTATGCGCCGCATCCTGAGCTACAGTCAAGTCAGGGTGCGGGTCAGACGGCGACACCCCGTACACCGGCAGCATCGAAGTCAGCGCAGTGCAGAGCGTTTCATCTTCGCACTGCCACGTCTGATTTTCGATTTCAGCGAACACGTCGCCAAACTGTACTTTGACCATTACAGCCCCCTCAGTAGGTTAAAGATGAAATCGAAATAGTCCGGGTCTTCCTTTGCAAATGTCACTGGATTTTCAGAGAAGTATTCCATGCCCATCGATACTATCTCTGTTGCAGTCCTGTTGTAATCCTTGCCCATGTACGGGCTAATGAACTTGTCCCGACGCGTTACCTCACTTCTGGCGTAGCCCTTGCCAAGCCAACGCAATTCTTCACCCGATGTACGACGATCGTAAAACTCCAAAGCCTTTCGATGTACATCTGGGTTGATGTCTTCCAACCAATGACCGAGTTCGTGCACAACAGTGCGTTGCCCGCTTTTTGCTGAAAGATTGACCGCCTTCACGTCTGGAGAGTAGAACGCACGTGCGCTCTTGATTGACTTTGCCTTGACCGTCATCGAATCTGGAATGAGGGACTTATCAACGAAACGGCCAAACGTCTCCGCGCCATTGTTCCAAACCTTTGACACTTCTGATGCCACACGCTTGCTAACATCTAACCGAACGGATGCGGGATTGTCAACGTACAACACAGAACGAATCCGCTCATCTCGAAGCCGCTGGATATTTGTAATCTCTTTGCTTAACACCTCCCATTCTGACCAAATCGCCCTACGTTCGTCAATCGAAAGACTCCTATCCATGCCCTTATCTGCTATTGCGTCCATGCGCAGCCGTATCTGTTTGATAACAGCGCTATCTTCGTCGCTGTCGCTCATTGCAAGCAGGCGCGCCCGCGCATCTTCCGCCGAAACAGACGCAGGTAACGTGACATCCTTTACTGGCACTTGACCTGTCGCCCGATCCCTCCTTCCGGCAAAGCCGATTGACATTCTGTGCTTTGGTGCGCAGATCGGACATACTCTTTCATCCATCGCAGTCAGCCAGACGTATTCCCACAAGCCCGGCTCAGCTTGCGACAGGGACACCCAACACCGACAGCCGGGATGTCCCGGCGGCCTGTCAGACTCAGGCGGGCGACGGTTGAACCCGGCAGCCTCATAGCCTGTAAAGCTACCCTCCGCATAGGCGCGCGTCGCTTCTGTCACGGCAATCAGACGCGCCCGCTCAGCGCCGAAGATGCGCGCCACGTCGTCAACCAACACGTCAAGCGGCTCGCCGGATTCGATCCACCGGCTCACAGCGCCTTGCAGCATCGTCCGACTGTTGTCGTCAAGCAGGTTCACCAAGTCGTAGCTGTACCGGCGCGCCCAGTCCCGCGCATCCTCGTTGACCAGAGTCCAGTCAACGCCGATGTACACCTGCTTCATCTTCTCGATTGACGCCCGTGCGCCCCGTCCAGCCGACGCCGATAGCAGACGTTCCAGCGCCTCTCGCAAATCATCGTCGGCGGTGGGCAGCAGGCGTTCGATGTCTCGCAGCGACCGCTCATCTAGCCCGCCGACAACCGACTGCGAATTCCTGCGCAGCGCCGCCGCTATGTCGTTTTCGTATTCGCCCGCTACCGCTGCGATGGCGTCCGCTTCGGCGTCCGGGTTGCCGGGGTCAAGCTGCAAAATCATCGCATTACGGGTAAACGTGCCAGCGCCGAAAAAAGTCGGCGTTAGCCTGCACCTCCTCTCCTTCCGGCGTTTCCGGCAAGTCCGGCGTTTCCGGCGCAACGGCATCGATCACGGCGCTTTCCGGCAAGTCCGGCACGAACGCCTCAACGAACGCCTTGCCGTCAACCTGCACGCCCACTTTCTGCAAGGCACTGGCGTAGGTGTCCGCACGCTGCGCCGCCTCGTTGGGGTCTGGCGCTTGCACGCTTGACCAGTTCACGACGTAGACGCCGCCCATAGGCTGCGGCAGCGCACCCGCCCACATCAGCCGATTGACCAGCGGGCGCAAAATCAGCGGTTCTGCGTAGCGGGTGCGCCGCGCCTCGATGACGCTTGCCCAGTTCGCTTCATCCTGAGAGCTGGCAAGCTCACCCCGCTCACTGCCTGTCAGGATGCGCAGCGGAATGCCCGTACCCGCCGAAATCATCTTGAGGTAGACTTCGACGGCGCCAGACGGGTCTTGCATCTCGGTGTCCTGCCAGTGCGGTTCCAACCCTTCCAGCGCCAGCGCCCTGCGCAATCCATGCACCAGTTCGTCAATCTGCGACTGCTGCTCATCGCGCGCCTCTTCCAGCTTCTGGCGCATCTCGGCGGGCATTCTCGCGTCGGGTCTTGGCAACTCGTAGCCCTCGCGCGTCGAGAAAATGACCGACGGGTTCATGATGCGCCATCCGCCTTCACCCGTCGCCGCCAAGACCTTCTCGATGTCAAGTAGCCGGTTGTACACCGCCCGGAGGCGCGGCTTGCCGTATACGTCGTTGGTCAACAGCCCGTCGGCAATGTGCACGCAGCGCGTCCAGTGCACCGGCTCTACCTTCTTTTCATCACCGCGCAGCGTGGTCAGGTTGTACGCCAGCGGCTTGCCGTAGCGCCGCGATCCGGTGTCCTTATCCCACGTGGCAATGCCCGCCGAATCCTCTGCGAAGATGGACAGGTACAGCAGGTCATCCGGCGTCTTGAGCGCGCCCGGCTCCATCGGTTCCGACAAAGCCTTGCCATCGTTGACGCCCAACAGCAGCACGGCGTATTGCCCCATGCCCGCCACGATGTCCGCACGCGCCAGGTAGTGCAGGACACCCGGCACCGTGTCGCCATCAGCGGCGAAACGTGGCGCAACCAGCGCACGCCAAGCCGCCTCGAAGGGACTGTCGGCAACGCCCTCCGTATCCTGTAGCCACGTGTCGCCCTTCCACGTGTAGTCAGCCACGATCTCGACAATGCGCATTGCCAGGTCTTGCCGCTCGTACTGTCGCCGGTAATCCGCTGGCGCGATTGTCTCAGGATAGCCCGCCGACGCGTACACGTCGCGCTTGCCGTCGAAGGTCTGCGCGCCGGCAGCCTCGTACCTGTCAGACAAAAGACTGTTGATCGCCGACAAAATCGCCACGTTGCTGTAATTCATATCACACCTGCCACTTTCCTGGATTTAACCAACTGTACCCGCGCGCAGTCCGCAAGCGCTGCGCTATCCGCCCTGTCGTCGTGCTGTCCCTCTGGCGCTCGAAGCGTAGCGCCCTCGATGCTTGCCAGTTGCATGTAGGTCTCGAAACTGTGCAGCCGCATGTTGCCGTCGCGCATCGATTCGGCAATCTGGCTGTACATCAGCGCCTTGCCAAGTCGATTCGACAACCAACCCGGCTTTGGCTGTCGGCTCTTGACCGGCTTGTCGCTGCCATCCAGAATCGGAATCCGGCTGTTCTGCTGAAACCACAGAATGAACGCATGGCCGTGATTGTTGCGCTCAGGTAGCACCGCTGCCCAGTTGTAGTAGATGGCAAGCTGTTCGACGTATCCGGCAAACACGTCGATTTCGTAGCGACCTGACAGGCTGGCGACCTCCTCGCCCGTCTCAAATTCCAGTATCGTCGCCGACGATTCATCACTTGTCGGGTTGCCCTCTGCCGGGTCAGCGCCGATGACGTACACCTTGCCCATTTCCGGCTTGACGTACATCGCCAAGCCGGGCAACATCGGCGCGCCGGCTGGCGCAATCGGCGCCGCTTCGACATAGCAGGCTTCCAGCCATACCGACGGGATGCGCTTGTCCAGCGACCGGGGTGCAAGCGCCTGCGTGTCAGTGTCGGGATACTCTTGGTACAGGTCATCGATTGCCCCGGTGTTGGCAACGCTGTCGCGCTCTTGTTCGGCGTACCACGCATCGGTTCTGTCCGGTCTGGCGCGCCACGACAGGAACAAAGAGCGCCAGCTATTCAGCCCGGCTTTCGCCGCCCGGTACGTCGCCTTGAAACGCGATGCCGGCGCGCTCTTGTCCGACGTGGAAAGCATAATCATGCGCCCGCCGCCGTCGATTGTCGGCTTGGCCGCACGCATCAGCGCATCCAAGTCAGGCTGGAAGTCGGCTTCGTCTACCAACACTAGCGAGAAGGTGTAAGACCTTCCGCCTGTTGTGGCAAACGCCATCACCGTTGACCCGTTGGACAAGCGCCACCGGCTCTTGTTGTCCTCGATAATGCTGGCAGCCTGCATCCAAAGCGGCAAGCGCCGGTACATCTCCTTGAGACGAAAGTCTAGCAACTCTTTGGCGTCTGTTTCGATGCGGGAGAAGATCCCGACGACCGAAGCCGGGCGGAAGAGCATCAGCCACAGCGCAAAACCAAGCGCCAGCCAGGTCAATCCAAGCTGGCGCGCTTTGAGCACAACGACAAGGCGGTTGTCGTCGAAGGTGTACAGTACGTCACGCTGCGTAGGCCAGAGGGTGAATCTCACCCACTGCTCTTCGTTGGCGTTGAACACCCAACAGTAGCGATGCACGAAGTAGGCAACATCGGCATAGCATTTTGCCCACTCTGCCGCCTGGTCAAGCGTCTGCATCGTCCCCGACAAGGTTCCCGCGCTGCGACATGGCCGCCGCAATCAAGGCCGCCATCGTGTCACTGTTGATGATGGCGCGCCGTTCCATGCCGCCAGCGCCCTCCTCATCCTTCAGCGCCTCGAAGGATACCCTGTCCAGGATGCTGTTGGCGGCGCTCAGGCGTATCCTCACGTCGTCGGAACTGCGCACGATGCGCACCAACTCTGATACGGCAATGCCTGCCGCGTGCGTCAGTGCCCGGCGCGCCGTGCGCAAAGACTTCAGCGCCTCCCTGTCCATCGTGTTGTAGGCCAGCGATTCGACCTCATCGAAGACGGCCTTGAATTCTGGAATGAGCATCCACTTCTCAAAGCCCTGCTTGCTGACAACCGGGTTTCCGCTGGCGAAGTACTGCACGACGGTTTTACCCTCGGTCTTCGCAGAGACGATACCGATGATGGTATCTCGCATCTTGCGCGCCGAACGATGACCGTCTAATCGAGACAGAATCTTAGTTGCCTGTATTGTCCAGTCGCTCATTCTTCCCCTCTTCCATTTCCAGCGCCTTCGCAAACACCGCCTTCGCATCCGCCCGATTCACGAACGCCATGCGCCCATGCGCCAGCCGGTCAATCGCTTCGGCGGCGCTGAGCGGCTTGCCGTACTGCATGAAGACTTCCTCGCAGTAGAGCTTGCCGTCACGCCGCCGCCCTATGCGCGCAGCTTCAACCCATTGCATCCTGCACACTCCCTGCGTTTATCAGCCGGTGTACCGTCGCTTCCAAAAACGCCATGCGCCTCTCCAGGCTGACGACGCGCCGGTCGCACTTCTCCGGCCACGCCTCGACAACCCGGTCAAGCTCACCCGGCGCGGCGTACTCTGCATCACTGAGCATTGCCCGCACGTCGAGGCGCCGTCTCAGTTCCGCCATGTCGCCGTCCGCAACGGTGGCAATGCGCCCGGAATCGAGCCACGCCAGCGCATCGTCAACCGACTGGCAGGGCTTCTGATTGACCGCCTGCACGCGCAGGTGCCCGTCCACAATCTGGCAATCGTAGGCCATCAGTCCACCCCCGCCGCCAGGCGTTCGGCTTCGTAGCGTTCCAGCATCGTGTTGATCCAAATGGTCAACAGGTCTTCGTCGATCACGTCGGTGAATCCGAACTTCGCTACCATGTCCGCAACCCAAGCGCGCTTGATCGTGCCCGTGCCGTCGCCGTATTGCTTCTCAGCAGCAAGCACGGCATCGAAGACGAACTGGCGCGCCGTCTCGAAGCGCTGGCGCGTCGCCTTGTCCATTTTCTCCGAGCGCACGTACCAGACAGCCGCCATCGTCACGACGATGATGGCCAGCGTAATCAGAATCTGCGAAAACTGCGACCAGTCGATAGCCATTGCTCAATATCTCCCTTACTGATAGTTGGAAATGCCCATAAATACAATTTATCACTCTTAACAATAATGTCAATCCCCCTGTTGCAGAGCATCCCACTCCTTGAAGCAGTCGGACACGTAGCCGCGCGCATACTCCATGCCATGCTGTGAGGATAGCCATTGCCGGAAGTCTGCCTGTGAGCCTGTGGGGTTGCGGTCGCGCCATGCGTAGATCACGTCACGCTTGGGCGCGTCTTTGGGGTCAGGCATTGCGCCTGTGTAGGATGCTTCCCACTCCGGGACGCCATCCTCGACAACGGTGGGCACGGGTTGCGCAGCAGGTTTTGGCGCGCCGTCAATCAACGCCGGGTGCGCCGTCGCTGGAATGGCGGTCAGCAGGGCGGCGTACTCCTTGCCCATGTCGAATGAGTTATACTTCGTGCCGCGCAGGATGAACTCGCCCAGGTCAAGCAGTCCGGCATTGTGAGCACTGACCTTCGCGCCCTTGCCGCCGTCAATCTGGAAGACGTACTTGGTCTTGGCGTTGACCAGCGTCTGATCCGTCCATTTGTCGGGATACTGGTCAAAGAGCACAACGTGGATACCGCACTTGCGCGCCTTGCGCATCAGTTCATCGAGCATGTTGTCCACGCGGTGCGCACGCGCCGCCCCACTGCCACGCAGCGACGCGAGCAGGGAGCCGTATTCCTCGATAAAGACGAAGGTGCGCGGGTAGTCCCTGAGCACTGCCGGGTCAGCGCCGATCTCGTCCAGGTTGTGCGCCTGCAACACCCGGTCGCGTTCCAGCTTGTCCGCCATGACCGCCGACAGCTGATCCTCAAAGACCCCGGCGTCGGTTTCGTGCCACTCCGCATGACTGGCAAAGCGTCGCCAGTCTACGCCGTTGTCGGCGTCCAAGATAACCAACCGCCCACCGCTACGCACGGCGTTCAGCGCCATCAGGTAGCCTACGCTCTTGGTCTTGCCGGAGCCGGTCGCGCCGACGACAGCGGCGTGTACGTCGGTGACAGGGCGAAAGACGGCGTGCCCGTTGGTGACAGGCTCTTGCCCCAAAATCCACTTGTCAGGACGCGACATGTGCAGCGCCGCCTCGCCCGTCGTCAAGCGCGGATTCAACTCACCTTCCAGAATGACGCCGTCTGGCGTCTCTGCGATGACGGGGCGCTGCTTGTCCATCAACTGCTTGAGCCGGCCAGACCCGCCACCTTTGGGCATCTGCGACATGTAGCCGTATTCGTCCGTGCGGGCATTGTCGCCAGGGAACACGGCGCGGAACGCGTTGACCTGTTCGTGCGCCAGCTTCGCAGTCAGACGCCGATCCGGGCCGAACTCAGGATTCGAGAAGGACATGAACCCCTGCTTGCCCATCACGGCGAACTCATCAAGCGAAGCGTTGGGATTCCAAAAGCCCTTCGCACCGCCGGGCAGCCGGTACTCTACCATCGGGAAAGCGCCGTCAACCATGCGACGCCGCCGGTCTTTGCCATCCTGCCAGGAGTTGAACGCACGTGCGCCCAACCACGTTGCGCCGATGACGGCCATGACCACGCCGACGCCGACGCCGATTTGCATCAACAGGATGAGCGTAGCGCCCAGCGCATCGAAGAAAGCGCCAGTGTTGTCTGCGACAGCGTTGACCCGCTCCGGGCGCGTGTACGCAAAGCCGACAATCAGCAGGGAGAGGAAGCCGAAGAGGGACAGGCTAAACCATTTCACCGCCCGCCCCCAAAGAGATTCGAGATCACTTCGTTGATGGTGGTTGGGCGCAGCGACCGCTTTGCGTCCCAGGCGCGGAACCGGCCACGCCCCGCCGCCTTCCAGTTGTTCGCGTTCAACGGGTTAGCCGGCTGCACGCCGTGCCGAACGAGGATGTACTCTGCGAAGTTTGCTTGTTTGGCGTTGATGTAAAACCAGCGCCGGTAGGAGCGCCGCTTGCGTCCGTCTTCGTCTTCACGCAGCGTCACTTCCACGCCGCGCCCGTAGCAGTGAATGCCGTAGCGCCGCATTGCAGACTCGCCATGCAGCATCGGCGTGTCAATCGTCTCGAAGCGATGCAAACGACCGTGCCTTGCAACGCCACGCAGCAGGTCAAACCACGACAGAAGGTCGATTCGCATCAACGCATTTTCAATTGCAACGATAGCCTCTTGCATTTGCAGCCCCTTTGCACCATAAACCCCGCGCTTATGATGCAAAGGGTATCACTATCAGCGATATTTTGCAATAGGTGTCATGCAAATTCATTGCAAATGGCGATGCAAATCATCGTTTGCACTGCAATGCAGCGTTTTTCCGCACGGCATTGTCGCCGTACCACGCCCGTTGTCGCATTTCCTCAGCGTAGCAGGATTCACAGACGGGGATCGTGTCAACGTGGTTGTGAATCCGCACTTCGATGGTGTGATCTGCCGGCTGGCCGCAGTCGCACCAACCGTGCGCACCTTTGCCCCACAGGTGAGCCGGGCGCGGCTTGCCATATCGATACTGATAACGCCTGCACTGGATGCACAAGCCGCTGCGCGGGCGAAAGTCTCCGAGCGGGACATCGCAGTTCGTGCAGTGTTCCGCCCACAGTTGACGCGGGCGCGGCTTACCTGTCCGGTACAGGTAGTTGCTACATGCGTCGCACAGTTTGCCGTACTGAGTCATGTTCTGTTTGCACCGCGCACAGACGCGCGGCGGCGTGTGCGGTGAATTGCGCACACCCTCCGGCGGTCGCATCACTCCGTGGTCTCGCAAATAATCGAGACACGCACCGCACAGGCCGTGCCCCTTGTGTTTTGGCGATCCGCAGTTCTTACATTGCGTATGCTTGCGTCGCGTGGCCAGAACCGCACGGTCAAGCGGTCGCATGGCGCCATCGTTCCGGCGCGCATAGTGATAGCAGTTGTCGCACAAGCCCAGGCGCAACCTGCCGCTCTCTCCGCAATTCTTGCACGTGTCGCCGGTATAGTCGCCGCGCCGCTTCCCGCCCCGCTTCGTTTCCAACGGGCGCGGCTTGCCGTGCTTGCGCTGATACTCGTAGCACTTGCCACACAGTCCGTGCCCCTTGTGTTTCGCTTCCCCGCAGTTCTTGCAGACTTTCATGCGCTCCCCTCCTAAAGAGTTGGGCAGAGAGCCTTCACCCCCTGCCCGTCGGTTACACCTTGCCTTGCCTTGCCTTGCCTTGCCGAGCCGCGCCCCGCCGAGCCTTGCCATGCCTTGCCTGCCATGCCCCGACTCGCCCGGCCCTGCCACGCCTTGCCCTGCCACGCCTTGCCAAACCTCGCCTGCCATGCCTTGCCTCACCAGGCCGCGCCATGCCGCGCCCGGCCATGCCGCGCCTCGCCATGCCTGCCGTGTTACGCCGCCGCCTTGACTTCGGTGACAAGCGTCTTCATCACAGCGTCAATCTCACGGATCACGCTGTCGAACTCCTGAAATGCGGCATAGCGGTTGCGCCACGTTTCCAGTTCACGCTTGGCTTGGCCGAGCATCGATGCGCGATAGTGCGGGTCTTGAAACACCGACACCGACGACAGGTAGACCCGCTTCGGCGCTGGCAATTCGTCGCCGTCTTCGAGTTCGTCGCCGTCATCGTCGCCGCCATCAACCGACTTCTCCTTGACGTTCAGGTAGACGCGCATCCGCCGCATCTGCGGTTCGTCGGTTTCGCTGTCTTTGCGGATGTAGTTGATTTGCAGATTGCGCAAGATGTACGCCGCCTGCTGATGGCGGTATGCTTCCGCCGCTGTCTTGTCCTGCCAGTCAAAAAGCGGGTGTAGCGGGTTGTCCTCAGTCCTCGCCGCGTTGACCACAATCGCCGGCGTCAACTTACCGTGCTCCTCTTGCAGCTTTTCCAGTTCCATCCCAGCCACATCCGCCTTGACCGACATTCCGAAACGCCAAGCGTAGCTAGACGTTCTACCTGATAACTTGATCATCCAATCACCTCCTTAACCAACCACGTGCCGTTGATGCCATTGCGCTCAGGTCGCCACTCGCCAACACCGACACCAAAGCCAGCGATGTTGAACAAGTTGACCAGTTGCTCTAGGCTGATGATGCTGGCGTTGTACGTCACGGGGACGGTGACTTCCCATTCCGGGAACTCCGCACGATGGCGAACGTCCGCCGTGCCCATCGCAATGCGCACCATGTCCTCGCGCATTCGATGCTCCCCACGAATCGGCACAAGCTCCCCGCCCGTGATGTGGAATGCACGCCGCGCCAGTACCTTCTGGATACCCGCATCGTTGGCGGCGTTGACAGCCGCCGCCTTGAACGCCACCGCCGGAAAGCCGGGCGTACCATCGGGCAACAGGTAGAGCGAATCGAAGTAGTCTTGCTCAGGATTCTTGAACGCCTTCTTCTGTTTGGCCGCGCCCATCTGCTTGTCGAGCATCTCCTTGCGCGCCTTCTCAGAGAAGCGATGCACGATCAACGGGTTCGTTCCGCGCAACGTAATCATCGCCGTCTTGATCTGAAGCTCTGGGATGTCGATAACCGCATCTGCACTTTTCTTCGTAGCCATGTCCTAACCTTTCCCTTTCACTGATTGAAGATTGATGTTGATACTTCCCATGCCTTGCCATGCCGAGCCAGGCCGCGCCGTGCCACGCCCTGCCACGCCTGGCCACGCCACGCCTGCCATGCCAAACCATGACATACCTCGACTTGCCTTGACTCGCGGCAACGCATCGGTCGGGGACTTGCACCCCGTCGCAGGCGTCAACCTGCCCGACAGCGATAAGAGATTGATTTCCAAATCTTTTCCCCTTTCCTACAATGCGTTTCTTGCCGTTCCGATCAATAGCCTGCTTAGAGTTTGGCACGTCGAATGCGTTTTAGGTCTTACCCTGCCTGTGCATATTCCTCATGCGTTCCGCTGCCTGTAGCCGTTGGGTTTCGCTCATTGCGCGCTTGCCCTTGCGAATTACGATGTTTGCGCTTGTCAGCTGGTAGAAGCACACGTCGCCCTGCTTGCGAGTCGGTGCAATGCCCATCCGCTCCATGCGCCGCTTCATCACGTCGTCATCGGTCGCCATCTCCCAGGCGTCCCGGTTGACGGCGCTCATGTTCAAGTGCGTTTCGATTTCGACAAGTGTCTTGTCTGCCATAGTCAATCCCCTCTGCCCCAAATGAGAATCATTCTCAAATGCCTACACCGATTTTTGCGCCGAACTTGCGCAGGATTTCCAGCGTTTCGCCGGTCAGCGTCATCTCCCCGGCGTCTACCGCGTCCAGATAGTCGTAGATGATGCGTTGGATTGCGTCCACGTCGCCGCCCGCCGCTCTCTCCAGGCGCAACCACGCGATGATGTATTGCAGCTTGCCCAGCTTGAGCCAGTCGTTAGCGTCGTTGTCCTTTGGCGACGCAATGCCAAGCACGTGCGGTACACGCTCCCGAATCGCTGACACGACGTTGGCAGAGCAGTCAGGCTGGTCAAGCCAAGCAATCACGTCGCCGTACCGCGCCACGAAGTCGAGCATGGGCGCGGTCAACTTGGAATCCTGCGAGCCGATGCTCACCACATCGACGCGCGCCGGGTGCGCAGCTTGCCAGATGCTCATCGCGTTCATCTCGCCCTCGCAGACAAACAGGCAGCGCAATCGTTCGGTCGGCTTGTCGGTCTGGAATGCCTGGAAGCCTTCCAGCCCCAGCCCGCCGAAGAACAGCCCCTTCGGTGAGCCGCGCCCGGTTTGCTTTACCGTCTTGCCGGTCGGTCGCTGCTGCGCACTGAGGAACCGGTAACGCAGCGCACGAAGCTGGCCGCCGCCGAACCAGGGCATGACGATGGCCGGCGCGCGCTGCTGGCCGTCTGTGCCCGGCACCGCGACCGCCGGGTCAAAGCCGAAGCCGAACCGCTCCCAGGTCTTGCGCTCGAAGCCGCGCATCTTCAAGTATTCCCGGCCATCCTCGCCGCCAATCCCTACCCTGCCAGCATCTCGGACTATGCGGCCATCCTCCCACCGATCGACCGTGCCAGAATCCGCTAAAAGCGCCACAGAACGTTCGTAGCGTGGAACCCAGTATGTTGGGTCGAATTTATCGCTATCATCGATTTTAGACCCCTCTACGGGCGATAGCGACGATTCTACGCTTGCGGGCGCTGTGATGTTTTTCTGCACGGGCGATTTTCCTTCCATCTGGCGACCTGTCAGGCGTTCAACGGCGGTGCGGAAGTCCACCCGCCCGTAGTAGGTGACGAACTCGATTGCATCCTTCCAGCCGTGACGCTCAAGTCCGTTGCACTTGCGGCAGAACCAGCCGTTCGTTGCACGGCTGACGTGCAGGCAGTCTGTTCCGCCGCAGCGTAGGCAAGCGCCGGAAAATTCCCGGTTGCCTGATTCCGATTCGAGCTTGACGCCAAAGGACAGCGCCACCTCTACGATGTCGGATTCCTTCGCTTGCGCGATGAGATAGCCGTTGCCGTCGTCTCTGCGCCGGTCAGCCTGCCAGGATTTACGCTTCACGCTTTGGTATTGCCCTATCGCCATGAAATGAGATTATCACACAGAGCGATAATTGTCAAGCATCAAAGCATACGCAATTATGAGAAAATGTTACGTCAAGTTTGGGCGCGGCGGCGGGAATTTAGGATTTGATTTGGGGTCAACGGCGGCAAGATGGGAGTTTTCACCCTACACATAGCCCCCCTATAATAATATCTTTAGATATTATTATTATAGGGGGGCGTAGTGTAGGGCGAACCCGGCTGCCGTTGACCCCAATCCTAGCAGGGAAAAAAGAGGGTCTCAGAGATACGAGCGCCCCTTCTGCACCTCCTGTCAGGCAACACCCAAAAAGCAATAGGTCTATTGTTCCGCAATCGATAACTAAACGATGCTCAAATGAAGCTCTAACATGTATCGATATTTTACTCTGGAACGTATACATAACGTTTTCCATGTTAGAGCTTCATTTGAGCATCAATTGAGCATCGATTGCCCCGAAAATCGGTCGTAAGGTTCTTGGAGATTGACAACTGCTATAGAATCGATTACAATCATAGATATTGTTCGTTGCTACCGATTCTGAAAGGGGAAAAGTATGCCAGCAGTGAGAGGTGTTTTTCGTAGCGGGTGCATCGGCGTGTCAGTGACGCCCGAGATCGCAAAGACGCTTGACGGCATCGCCGCCCAACGTGGGATGTCCAGGACGGCGACGATACGCACGTTGATGCGCGAATCGATTGAGCGTGGGGTCAAGGAGGGGCGGCGCGAGTCGGCGTATACCGGCACGCAAGTCATTTCGGTCAACGTGGATAGCAGCGAGCGCGCCGACTTCAAGGCGATAGCGAAGCGCTGGCAGTTGAGCATGGCTGGCGCGATTCGCTGGCTCATTGTGGATGAAGCGAAGCGCACGGGGTTGGCGTAACAGGAAAGCCCGGTCAGAGCGACCGGGCTTTCTCTATATCAGCGTCATCTGTCCGGCTTCCCTGAGCGCCTCTTGCTGGCGCTGGCGCAGCATCTGCACGACGGCGACGATACTGTCAGGCTCTGGCGTATCGACGTGAAGGGCACGGGCGTACGCGTCGATCTCGTCATACTCCATGCCCGGCTCTGGCAGCGCGAATCCGCTGTCTGTGTAACGCTCAATCAAGTCCCATGCGGTCACGGTTGCCCCTCCTACAGTTCCGGCAGCTTCGGCCCCATGGCGCGCCGGTGCGCCAGGAACCGCCCGACGATGTAGACGGCGACGCCGAGCGCCAAACCTATCCCAACACCGGCAATGAAGTCGATCATTCGTCACCTGCCAGGATGTCATCAACCGTGACGCCGGTTGGCCGGTTGTCGTCGGTCTGCGAGGGGCGCAAGTCGAACGTCTGCGACGGGATTGACCACTTCACAAGGTCTTGCCAGGTGTTCGCCTGGTCAACCGCCCAGCGCACCATCTCCGCCGACGAAGCACCGTAGCAGACTTCAGCCTGCTGACGCGTGCGCAGGATGTGATCCTGTGGGAAGAGTTTGCGCGCCTGTGATGGCATGATCACCTTGCGCACCACGACGGCAAAGCGGTATTTCTCGCACCACAGGCACGTCGTTTCCGCCTCGACAGGGAACACTTCCAGCTTGCCGTCTTGATCGTCGTAGAGCGATTGCGGCGGCAAGATGGCGCGCACCTCCCCGACTTCGTTGGATTCCTCGAAGAACTTCAGCAGGTCTGCACGGTCGAAAATCTTCTCAGCCATTGTTAGCCTCTCACCTTTCTGTTTTGAGCTTCTATCCAGCCTTTGTCCGATAGTGAATACATGTAGTCTTTTTCCTTCCCCTCGGCGACGAATCCCAGTTCCGCCAGCACCGTCAACTGTCCCCGGTACTCATTGCGGCTTGGCGTCTTTTTGCCCAGGGAACCCTCGACAATCCCGGCCACCTTCTCATACAGGTCGCTGCGTGACACCTGACTTCCCGCGCGTTGCTCAAAGAGCACGGTCAGGATCACGTCTTGCAGCAAGCGACGGCGCACCTCATCGGGCGAATCGTGCGGCTTGGAATAGAACGCCGCCGTTTTCAGGTCGTATGTGCCCTCGTGATGCTCGTAAGTAAAGTCTGCGCCGAAGGCTTCGATGCGATACTCGCGCACCTTCGTTGGAATGACGCTGATAGCCTCGCGCCCTTCCAGCCGGTCGATGTACATCGCAGAGTCCAGCGCCGCCTCGATAGTTGAGTGGCCGCGCAGCTTGTCGCCAAGCCGTGCGCCCTCTTGCACCCCGCCCTTTGTCGGATGGTGGATGATCACAATGCACGTCTCGCAGTTTTCTGCGAGGGTCTTGAAGTTGCGCATCACGACTGCCATCTCTGCCTTGTTTTCGTCGGTTTCCCCGATCGACAAGCCCAGGTTGTCCACGATCAACAGCTTGACATCGTTATTGCGAATACCCTGCTCGAAGTCGGACATCAGCCTATCGTCGGCGGCGTTGAAAGTCGGGTTGGGGATGGAGACGTAGTGCAGGTAGCGGTTGTTGGCGTCAGCGCCGTGCGCCTTGCCCAGGGCGTCAAAGCGCACGTCGGTGCGCCGGCGTCCGTTGTCCATGTCAATCCAAGCGACGTGCGACTGTCGCGTGATGAAAGTTCGCCCCGGCTTGCCGTTCGGGTTGGCGGATAGGAACGGCTTACCCAGCGTCACGCAGACTGCCAGGTCTGCAAGAATCATCGATTTCATGGAGCCGGGCGGCCCGTACCAGATATTGAGCGACGGCGCAGCAAGCAGGCCATCAACCAGGTAATAGAGCGGGTCGCGCGGCTGGAATGCGTCCGCATAGCCGCGCCACTTCCAAGCGTTCCAGGTATTGCCGGACGCTTTGGCGCGTTCCGCCTCCGCGACCGAATCCGTCGCCTCTGCCAACAGGCTGTCAAGTTCCGCCGTGCTATCACTCATTTCAGGATGCCAACCTTTTTCAATTCCATCTCTGCGAGTTTGTGAGCAATCGCCTGACTGCACTGGCCTTTGGTCATGCCCTGCTTGTAGGGCAAGCCAAGCCGCCGCATCATGCCCCGTTGCCCGGCGGTTGACGCCTCGAATCGCCATCTCTTTGCACGTTGCGCCAGCGTCGGGTCGCCGTGCTTTTCGACGTAATCCTGAGCGACTACGACAGCGCCGTCCCATTCCGGCGCGCCGCCCAGGTAGTTGACCGCGCCGTTGACCACGTAGACGGCGTACTGAGACACCCGCTCGAAGTCACCATTCCACTCAGCGCGCCAATGGCCATTGGCGCGCAGTTCGGTGGCGCGTGCGATGCGTTCGGTCTGCGGTGCGACGATAACCATCGTCATGTTTGCGCCGCCGCCCGCCGTCGCCACCTTGCCGTCAAAAGTCCATGCCATCGGCTGCACGGACAGCAGGTCGAGCGCCTGCATGACAACCGTATCCGGGTCAGCATCGATCCCGTTGCCCTGCGCGTCGATGCCGATGACCTCCAGGATGGTGCCCTGCTGCATGGCCTTCGCTTCGGCGGCTTTTTGCGCCTTCGGCTTGCCCTCGAGTAAGGCATTGCCGGTCAGCAGCGTCTTGTTGGAAGTCGGCACGAAGTCCAAGATCAGGCAATTCTCTTTGCCGGGATAGGTGCGCAACCCGCGCCCGACAGCCTGAATGTAGACTGTACTGGACTGCGTCGGGCGCACCATCATCACGCAGGAGATATTCGGCACGTCAAGGCCTTCCGTCCACAGGGCGACATTGACCAACACCGCAGTTCGCCCGGCCTTGAAGCGCTCGATGATGGCGTTGCGCTCGTCCTTTGGCGTCTCCGCGCACGCCCATTCCGCCGCTACCCCGGCTTCCTGGAAGGCTTCTGCAAGATGCTTGGCGTGCTCGACCGTCGCCGTGAACGCCATTGTCAAGCGGTCGGCGGCGTGCTCTTTCCAGGTCTCGATGATCACCTCGTTGGCGTTGCGCACGTCCATGACGCTACCCAGTTCGCCGGCGCTGTAATCACCCTGCTGGATGCGCACACCGGAGATGTCCACCGGCAAACGGACGCCCATCGCCACGAAGGGGACAAGCGCCTTGTACGTGTGAATTGCATCTTTGATCGTGTACTTGAAGACCTGGCGGTCGAAGATTTCGAGGGCGGCATCGTCGGCGCGGTTGGGCGTGGCCGTCACGCCGAGGATACGCAGCGCCGGATTAGCGAAGCGCAGCGCCTCGACCACCGCGCCATACCCATCGGCGGCGGCGTGGTGCGCCTCATCGATAATCAAATGCGAGATGGCGCCGTGTTGCAGCACATCTCGCATTCGTCGCTCCCTGGAAAGCGTCTGCACGGTAGCGCAGACAATCTCGGCGCTGGCGTCATTCTGTCCGCCCATGACAACGCCGGGCACGGGCAATTGATCTGCCCAGTTGCGCGCAATGCGGTCGCGCGGCTGCTCGATCAGCTCCTTGCGGTGCGCCAGAATGACGGCGCGTGACAGATTGCCGCTTGCCCGTTCCGCTGCCAGGACAGACAGCAGAATCTCAGTTTTGCCAAGCCCTGTCGCCGCCACGCCGATGACGCTGGAATCGCCAGACTGCCACGCAGAAAGCGTAGCGTCGCGCGCCTCAATTTGATATGGTCGCAGCGTAATAGTCATAAAATGCTTGCCCCCTTTCAGAGCAAGCATATCACAAATAGCGATAAAATGTCAAGCATCGCATCGCTATCAGCGATACTTGAAATAACGATTCTCCTCGAAGCGGCCTTGTCGTGCGTCAGTAACGATGCGCTCCAGGATGAGCAAGCCCAGGGCGATGCGTGTTGCGGCGGTGGATGCTTCGGCGATGCGTCCACCGCCGCTTC